ACGAAACCTACAGCAAGCAATTTCCTGACACGTTTACGTGTATGCGCGAGGAATGCGAAGTCGATATCAGGATGAAATTTGAGCTGGGGATAATTGATTCCAGGCTCGCGCCACTCTGGATGAGCCGGTACGGATACAGCGCAAAGACAGAGCCTCTCCCCGCCGGGGTCCAGGAGGACGATCCCATTACCAAGAGCTTGAAGGAGGCCGCCAGTGCTGTCGCCCAAACAGATTGAAGTGCTCCGCTGGCCCTACACCGGCAAGACCGCTCTCATTTGCGACGGCGCGGTGCGTTCGGGCAAGACCTCCATCATGTCCCTGTCCTTCCTGCTGTGGGCCATGGGGAGCTTTGACAAGAGCTCCTTTGCCCTGTGCGGTAAGACGGTGGGGGCGGCGGAGCGGAACATCATTCAGCCGCTGCTTGGGGTGGCCTATCTGCAAGAGCACTTCCGCATGGAGTACACCCGTGGGGGCCACGTGCTCACCGTCTCCCGAGGCGGGCGGTCCAACCGGTTTTACGTGTTCGGCGGGCGGGACGAGTCCTCCTACATGCTCATACAGGGCGTCACTCTGGCGGGGGTGCTGCTGGATGAAACGGCCCTCATGCCCCGGTCCTTTGTGGAGCAGGCCTTAGCCCGGTGCTCGGCGGCGGGGAGCAAGCTGTGGTTCAACTGCAACCCGGATGTGCCCGAGCACTGGTTCCGCAAGGAGTGGCTGCTGAAGCTGGAGGAAAAGGACGCCACTCACCTGCACTTTACCATGGAGGACAACCCCAGCCTCACGGAGGAAACCCGCGCCCGGTATCGGAGTCTGTACGCAGGGGTGTTCAAGCGGCGGTACATCGACGGGGAGTGGACTGCGGGGGATGGGCTGATTTACGACATGTTTGACCGGCCGGCCAACACCTATGAGGACGATTCCCGTCCCAAGGGCCTCCCGTACCTGGCCAGCCGGGCCATTGCCTGCGACTATGGCACCGCAAACCCCACGGTATTCCTGGATATCTACGACGACGGCGAAACGGTCTGGGTGGACCGGGAATACCGCTGGGACAGCCGGGACGCGGACGCCACCGGCCTGCGGCAAAAGACCGACGGGGAGTACGCGGCGGACCTGGAGGCGTTCATGGGGGCCGACCCGCAGTTTTTCTGCCCGGTTGTCGTGGACCCGTCGGCGGCCAGCTTTATTGCAGAACTCCAGCGGCGGGGGGTGTACGTGCGTCCGGGGGACAATGAGGTGCTCAACGGAATCCGGCGGGTGTCCCAGCTCTTTGCGCAAAGGCGGCTCAAGGTCCACCGGCGTTGCCGGGGGCTCCTTGGAGAGCTGCAATCCTACGTCTGGGACGCCAAGGCCGCCCAGCTGGGGGGCGTGGAGCGCCCCGTCAAGCAGCAGGACCACGGCCCGGACGCCCTGCGGTACTACGTCAACACAATCCTGCCAAAATGGCGGTACGGAGAGGAAGGTGTCCCTTGAGCAGCCAAACACAGAACCAAGGGCCGGAACTGGCCCCCATCCAGACCACGGACGCCTTTTCCAACCCCCTGTTCCGGCTGGGCTGGGGCTCCCAGTCTCCACTGGAGGCCACGGACTACCCCCTGACCCGCATGACGGACAATTATGCTCTGCTCAATTCGCTGTACCGCTCCAACTGGGTGGTCCAAAATGTGGTGGGCATTATCCCCGATGATATGACCAGGCGCTGGTTCACCCTGGGGGGTGTAGGGCCGGAGCACTGGAAGGCCCTGGAGCAGGTCCAGCGGCGCACCGCCCTGCGGGAGCGAATCAACGAGGGCCTGCGCTGGGGGAGATTATACGGCGGCGCGGCGGGCATCCTGCTCATTCGGGGCCAGGAGGGAATACTGGACCGGCCCCTGGAGCTGGAGAGCGTCCTTCCGGGGACCTTTGGGGGCCTGTACATCCTGGACCGCTGGTGCGGCATCACACCGGAAATGGGGTTGGTCAGCGATAGCAGCGACCCGGATTTCGGCCTGCCGGAGTTTTACCAAATCAACAGCCCGGAGGGGCGTATTGCGGCTCGGGTCCATCACTCCCGAGTGGTCCGCTTCACCGGGCGGGAGCTGCCCTATCTGGAGCGGCTGGCCGGGCTGTACTGGGGGGAGAGCGAGGTGGAGGCCCTGTACCAGGACGTGGTCAAGCACGACAATGTCTCCGCCAATATGGCGGCCCTGACCTTCCGGGCCAACGTAGACACCATGGAGGTGGAGAACCTGGACCAGCTCTTCTCCCTGGGCTCCGGGGGCCAGCAGCGGCGGTTCTGGAACACCATGCAGGCCCAGAGCGTGATGAAGTCCAATTTTGGAATGCAGCTGGTCAACAAGGGGGACCAGATTCACAGCACCCAGTACACCTTTACCGGGCTCCAGGAGGTCTATGACAGTATGTGCCTGGACCTGTCCGGGGCCTCCCGGATTCCCGTGACCAAGCTCTTCGGCCGCGCCCCGGCAGGGCTCAACGCCACCGGGGAGAGCGATTTGCGCAACTATTACGACTATGTGGATACACTCCGGGAGAGCAAGCTCAAGTCCGTCCTGGAGCGGATTCTGCCGGTGCTGTGCATGTCCGTGTGGGGGGCGGTCCCGGACGCGCTGGACATCCAATTCCCGCCCCTGTGGACCCCCACGGCAAAGGAGGCGGCGGAGATTGCGGAGAAGAAGGGCCTGGCCCTCCGAGACCTGTTCCAGGCGGGCCTGCTGGCGGCGGACACCGCCCAGAAGGAGCTCAAAAAGCTCTCCGGTGAGACGGGTATGTTCGGGAGCATTACCGATGAGGAAATCAAGGCCAACACAGGGAAGTCGTACAGCGATTTGACCGCCCTGCGGGACCCCCTGGCGGGGCTGGATTTTGAGGACGCCCCTGTGCAGGAGACCGGGGACGCTCTGGCCAGGGACTATAATCCCCACCACGACCCCAGCAACGGCCGCTTTACCAGCGGCGGCGGAAGTGGTAAAATGGGAAAGACCAAGTACGCGCCGTCGCCTCAGCGGAACCGTTCCGGGATACAATTGAAGCCTAAAACCTATGCTAGGCTTACTGGAGTATTGAACACCAGCTTTCCAGGATTGGAAGCTGGGGAAATTAGAGTGATTCGAGACAGAACCAACCAATATACGGTTAAGTCGGATGGTTATGGTGGATTTGAGACAATAAAAATCAGGAAAATCAAATAGGGGGGAGTTCTGATGGAGAAGAGATTGAGAGAGTTTTTAAGACGCTATGTTGGACAGGGGGAGCTTAAGAAGGATCATGTGCTGCAAGAGCATGTGGATATGCTGGTAGAAGAGGCGTTGGATGACCACATTGAACAGGAAATCATAGATTATGGAACCGCTCACCCAGAAGCCCCTTTTTGGGATTTTCTTAATTTTATCAAGCCAGGCTTGAAGGGCGTCACCCAAGAAGAGCTGCTTGCAGATGATGATGAGGACGGCTAAATGCCCGCCCTGAACCGGGCTCCTGCGCCCCGGGAGCTGAAGCGGCTCATTCAGCTGTTTCTCCGGGCGGAGACAGACATCATCAACGAGATTGCCCGCCTGCGTGCGCGGGGGTTGGCGGACTACCACGCGGAGGCGGCCCTGGAGCGGGTACAGACCATCCTCCTGCGGCTGTCCAACGAATGTTGGAGCTATGTGCCCAAAATGATTGAGCGTCAGTTTTACTTCAAGCGCCCAGAGGACCGAAAGCCCCTCCCTGTCCCTGAGACGGCGGAGAAGCACGGGTTGGGGTATGCCAACGCGGCTGCGCTCACCAGCACGCAGACGGACATTGTCCAACGGCTGGTGATGAACCTTATGGGGGAGATTGAAGCGTCTGCCGCGATGGCTGCCGCCACCCTGCAAAGCGCTCTGCTGGGGCGGGTGGAGCCGGATGTGTTCCGCCGGGTGGGGTTGGAGCAGGCCGCCGCCATGCAGGCCCAGGGGGCCGGGGCATACAAGGCCCTGCCCCGCTTTGTGGAGGCCCTGCGGCGGGAGGGGGTGACGGCCTTTATCGACAAGGCGGGGCGGCGCTGGAGCCTGCACGCCTATGGCGCGATGGTCCTGCGGACCACCAGCCGTCAGGCGGAGGTCCTCGCGGTGCTGACGGCGGACGAGGGGCAGGACCTGTACAAAATCAGCGCCCACGGGACTACGTGCAAGCTGTGCGCCCCTCTGGAGGGGCGGGTGTACTCCAGAAGCGGCACGGACCCGGATTTCCCGCCCTTGGCGGCGGCATTCGGGAAGGTGGACCCCAGCGGGCCGGACACCCTGGCCAACTCGTGGCTGAACATCCACCCCAACTGCCTGCATGTGCTCCTGCCCTGGACACCGGCGGGCTTGAGCCCGGAGGAGCTCCGAAAAATCAAGGAGTTCTCCAGCTTTCGGACCAATCCCCCCACCCGGGACCCCAGGAGCCAGCAGCAGATTGACGCTTATCGAAAGAAGGAGCAGGCCCGGGCCAAGTGGCTCTCCGATTACCGCCAGTATGAGCGCTACCGGCTGACCATTCCCGACCGGGTCCCCAAGAGCTTCCAGACCTTCCAAAAGCACAAGCGGGCGGACGACGAGAAATACCGGGGGTGGCTGTCCGATTACCGTGAGGCGAAACGTCTTGAAAAATACAGCCGGGTGCGGTATCATGAAGATGGTACGGTTGTGGTGACGGACTGCTGGACAGAACATCGGTCTATCCCGAACCAATATCGCCCCAATGCGGTTGTGCAAACGCAGTTTCCCAGCCAGCAGATCGACCGGATTTTCTATGACCCTCAAGGAAAAATGGTCCGGCAGGTACATAGCGGAGACCACAAATCGCCCAAGCAGCATCCATATGGTCTGCATGGAGAACATGCGCACGATTTTGTTCGGGGTGAAAACGGAACGATTGTAGACCGAACCCGGCGTGAGCTGACGGAGGAAGAACGGAAGGAGAACCGTGATATTCTATGAAAAGAACTCTGCATGAGCTGCGGGAATATGCCTTAAGTCTTGTGGATGATATTGAATTTACATGGAATGGAATCCATGGGCTCATCGTGCCATATAACAGACAAAAATTTATCCTCACGGTCAACGACCCAGACGGTCTCAGTGAAGAGTTTCACGATATAGATGAACTTCTGACTGCACACCTTTTAGACGGACACTCTCTGGCTGAGGTGTGCGAAAAAGCGGATTTCTGGAGGTAAGCTATGACGGCACAGATGATTCGCGCCATTGAGGCAGCACTGATTCAGGGGCACCGGGTCCAGCTCAAGCAGATGAAGGATGGCTCGGTAAAGGTGCAAATCGTCACACAAAAAGAACTGAAATTGTAACCCACACCTGAATGGACAGGGTGGAAGGACCAATCGGGGTCGGCTTGTAGGAGCTCCTACAGGCCGGCCCCATTTTTGTTTGGAGGTGACACCATTTGCTTACCTACTATGGTACCCAGCTGAGTCCCCACATGGACAGAACGCCGGAGGGGTATCTCATTTGCCGGGATGTGCCCATTGCCCGGACGGGCCCACAGGAATATCTGGCCGGGGAACTGGGGCTGGAGGGGGACCCGGAGCGGGTGGTGGTGGTCAACCGGTACCCGGAGGACGTCTTTGAAGCGGCGGCAATGGCCAGTTTTGAGGGCAAGGACGTAACCCAGGGCCACCCGCCGGAGCAAGTAGGGCCGGAGAACCACGCAAACTACTCCAGGGGGCATATACAGCGGGTCCGCCGGGAGGGGGATAGGCTGGTAGCGGACCTGCTGATAAAGGACGCCAATCTGATTTCCGACGTAGAGAGCGGAATGCTGCGGGAGGTGTCCTGCGGGTACCTGTGCGAGTACGTCCCGGAGGGGGCGGGGTACAGGCAGACGAGGATTCGCGGCAATCACGTGGCGGTGGTCCTCAGGGGCCGGGCCGGACACGAGGTAGCGATACAAGACGCCGCCCAAGGGGCGGAGAAAGGCAGGAAGTACATGGGTAAATTTTCAGAGGCCATCCTGAACGCCCTTGGCATGGCGGCGCAGGAGGCGCAGACCCCGGAAGAGGTCCAAGGATTGGTGGCCACCGCCGCCAAGGCCCTGGACGCGGCCCCCGAGGGCCAGAAGGAGGCTCCCCCGCCCGCTGGGGACAAGGAGGCTCCCCCCACCGGGGACGGGATGGTGGAGCGGGCCCCCAAGGGGGACGACTTGGGGAGCAAGCTGGACAAGGTCCTTGCGCTGCTCACCGCCCTCCAGCACAAGGACGGACAGGAGGAAAAGACCCTTCGGGACGAGGGGGACCTGGACAGCCTCATTGAGAAGCTGGCCGGGAAGGGGCACGGAGAGCCGGAGGCCTCGGTCACAATCCCGGCGGATGAAATGGCGGACATGTCCCCGGCGGCCAAGGACGCGGCGGCGGCGCTGCTGAAAAAGGTCCGCCCCGCCGTGGCGGGCATTCGGGACGTCAAGGAGCGCTCCCAGGTGGTGGACGCGCTGCTGTCCACTATGCAGGGGCCCGACGTGCTGGGCCGGGTGATGCAGGCCGCAGCGGCCCACGCCCGCAGGGCCGCAGACACAGCCCCCAGTTTTGAGACCATTTGCCGGGAGTCCGAGGCCGCCTACGCCGCCCGGAACCCCCACAAGAAGAAGGAGGATGCATAATGGGACTGACCCCCCAGAACATCGGCAAGACCATGCCCCACGGTTACGCGGGCTCCTACGCCCGGCAACCGGATATGATTGTGAACACCCGCCCCGCAGGCGGAGCCGTCCCCTTCGGCGGGGCCCTCAAGTATGACGCCGCAGGGGCGGTGGTCCCCATGGGCGCGGGGGATACCGCCGCCGCCTTTGTGGGCGTGGCCTCCCGCCAGGTCAAAAGCGCTCTGTTTTACCTGGAGCAGAACGTGGGCTCCTACGCCCAGAGGGAAGCCGTCCCCGTGTTCCAGCGGGGGTGCATCAACGTCCGGTGCAATGTGGGCGTTCCCAAGCTGGACGGTCAGGTCTATGTCCGCGTGACGGCCAACGAGGCCGTGCCTGCCGGTGTGGTGGGCGGCTTTGAGGCTGTGGCCGACGCCGCCAATACGGTGGAGCTCACCAACTGCCGTTGGGCGGGCCCCGCCGACGCCAACGGTGTGGCGGAACTGCGCATTCTCACCATGAACCAGGCTTAAAGGAGGGAAAAGCAATGGCTTATCAGAATGTCGGCACCTTTGACGCGGGGATTATCCAGGCAAATGGCGGGGCCCCTTCCGGCGGCACGCCCACGATGGACGCGGCGGGCATCGCCTCCGGCCAGGCGTTCCTGGTCTCCGAACTGGAGAAGCGGGACCCCCTAATCCGCAAGCCCCTCACCAGTATCACCTATTCCCGTGATATTGTCGTCAAGTCCGGCGGCGGGTGGGTGGACTACGTCTCCGCCCAGTCGGTGGGCTACGGCATCACCGGCGGCTCGGGGGAGAGTCCCGTTCAGGCCGGGGGCTCCAACGGCCTGCCCATCGTTCAGGCCAACCTGGACAAGGGCATGTTTAAGGCCCATACCTTCGCCGCCGCCCTGCGGGTGATGTGGGTGGATATGCAGAAGGCCAACTACATCGGCCGGTCCCTGGACCAGATGCTTCAGGATGGAATGCGCAGGGCCTACGACAAGCACATGGATGAAAACGTCTATACAGGCCTTCCCGCCTATGGCACCACGGGTCTGGTGAACCACCCGGATGTGACGGAGACCACCGTAGCCTCCAATGGGGCGGACGCCCCCTCCACCAAATGGGAGAACAAGACCAAGGAACAGATTCTAGCGGATGTGAACGCCGGCATTACCGCCGTCTGGGCGGCGGCGGAGTACGACGAGGACGCCATGCCCAACCACATCCTGCTCCCCTACGAGCAGTACGCCTACATTCTCAACACCATGGTCACCGATTTGGCCACCGAGACCATTTTGGATTTTATCCTCAAGAACAACGTGGCCGCAAAGAACGGCAAGAGCCTGTATGTGGGCGCGGTGCGGTGGTGCAAGGGGGCGGGTACCGGGGGAAGTGACCGGATGGTCATCTATGTCAACCATGAGCGCTTTCTCCAGGTGGAAGAGCTGGTCCCCCTGAGCCGGGCCCTGAGCCAGCCCAACGCCGCCCATTTCTGCTATGACACCGCCTACGCGGCCAACCTTTCTGAGGTGGAGCTCTTTTATCCCCAAACCATGATGTACTTCGACGGCATTTGAGGGGGGTGGAAGTATGTTTGCGGTATCGAAACGAAATATCCTCCTGCCCGGCCCCAACGGGGAACGGTTTTTTCTGAAAAAGGACTGCGTGGGCCCTGTGCCCGGCTGGGCGGAGCATTCCAGCTATTTTCAGGCGCTGGTGGAGGACGGGAAGGTGATTCTCTCCGCCAGCGGCACAGACAAGGACTTCTCCCAAAAGGAGAAGAAGCCGAAGCATGTGGCCGGGTAAGCCGCAGCTTTGGGGCGTCCAGGCGGCAGCGGCCAACCTGGGCTATGGCCAGGGGGCCTATACAGCGGAGATGTTCCAGGCGGACTTTCCCCAGTTTTTCAGTAAGGGCTCAGAGGAAGCCCCCGCAGTCTCCCTGGTTCCCCCCGCCATGCTGGAGGAACTGATCTGCCAGGCCAACGCCGCCATTCAACCGGACAAGTGGCTGGAGGGATGGAGGTATGCCTGCGGGTTGTATGCGGCCCACTATGCCACGCTCTATCTGCGCACCTACGCGGAGGGCTCCGACAGCCCCGCCCAGGCGGCGGCCAGCGGGGCCCTGGTGGGGGTGGTGCAGTCGGCCAAGCTGGGGCAGGACAGCATTACCTACGACACCAGCGCCCTGACCCGCGCCACAGAAGCCTGGGGAGATTTGAACGCCACTCAGTACGGCCAGCTTTTGGCCGCACGGGCCAGGCTGGCGGGTATGGGAGGGAGCTATGTGCTGTGAGCAAAAAAAGAGCGCCCATTAGGCGCTCAAGGCTTCGTGTGTTCGATGCGGCTCCGCAGGGCGTCCTGGAGCACACGGGATAGGCTCAGACCAAGCTCCGACGCCCGCTGGTCCATCCATTGGGGCAGGCTGACGGTACGCTTGACGGCCCGGCCGTCCCGGACACCGGCCCAGACCAGATTGACGAACTCACCAGGCGCTGTACACAGCGCCTGCCGGGGGGTGGCGGCGGGGAGCGGCTCCTTGTGCTCCAAAGCATACTCCAGCCACAGGGTGAGGGCGGACTGCGCCATATACAGGGCGTTCTCCAGGTCCTTTCCCTCGGTGATGCAGCCGGGGAGGTCCGGGAAGAGGACGGTGTAACTGCCGTCGTCTGCATTGGGGTGGAATACGGCGGGATAGACGTGGTTTTCCATGATATCAGCTCCTATTTCAGCCCTGCGGCCTTCAAAATTGCGGCGGCTGTGAACTCATTCAGCTCCCGGTGACGGGGAACAGGGATGGGGCGGCAGCCTGGTTTTTCATACAGTGTATGATCTCCCTTGTCCCGCTCCATGCGGTACCCGGCGGCCTCCAGCTGGCGGATTAAATCCCTGCGTTTCATGCTATCCCTCCCGTCAATGTCAGTATACTGCGTAATTTACGTAATGTCAAGGAGGCAATCCCCATGAACTTTCAGGACTGGTACACCGACCGGATGGACCTTTACCGGGTACAGGCAGTCCGGGACGGGGCCCTGACCCGGCATGAGCGGGTATTGCTGCTGGAGGGGGTCCCGTGCCGCCTCTATCAGGCGTCCGGGTCTGCCCTGGATATGGGTCAGACAGCGGCCTCCGTCCGGCAAAAGGACTGGGTGCAGTGCGGCAACGAGGTGGACGTGCAGGCCGGAGACGAGCTGCATATCCGCCGTGGGGCCGGGCTGGGGAGAACGGCGGCGGCGCTGCGGGCCTTTGCGGCGGAGCCCAACCACTTTTTTGAGCCCTTTGGGGCGGTGCTCCCCGGTCTGGCCCACCAGGAGATACCCTTGGTACAGGAGGAATGGTTGAAGGGAGGGATTCAGGATGACGCTTCAGGAGCGGGTGGAGGGATTGAAACGGGCACAGGCACAATTGCCTGACCTCCTGGCGGACATTGCCCAGGAGGCCACACAGCGGGCGGTGGAAAAGGCCGCCGGACTGACGCCGCCCACAGGGGGCGATTTGAGCGGAACGAACACCCGCACCGGGGAGCTGAAGCAGCACTGGGCGGCGGACAGTGAAATTATTCCAGTCCGGCAGGGCTCCGACTGGGTAACCATTCTGGCCAACGACAAGGAGTACGCCTCCTACGTGGACCAGGGGCACCGGATGGACCGGCACTTTGTTCCAGGGCTGTACGTCAACCCGGAATCTGGGCTGCTGGAGTACGACCCGGCTGCCAAGGTGGGCCTGATTGTGGGCGCCAAGACCCCTTATGTCCCCGGTGTTTACATGGTGGACGCCGCCAAGGAGGAATACCGGCGGGCGGTGCAGGAGGGTTCTTGCCGGTTGGAGGGGCTGCTGGAATGACCTTTACGCTCTCAGCTGTGGCCCGTTCCCTGGCGGAGACGATGGCCCCCGTGCTGCCGGGGGTGGCCTTCTACGAGGACCCCAACCAGCAGGACAGCCAAATGCCCTGCGCCTTTCTCCAGCAGCGGTACGCTTACATGGAACTGCGTCCGGGGAAGCGCTGGCTGCGGCGGATTGGGCTGGACTTGACCTATCTGGAGGACTACCACCGGCCCGACCTCCAGCGGCGCTATCAGGCGGCGGCGGAGGCCCTGGATTTGGTGTTGGAAACCTTCCCCTACTCCGACGGGACGGCCTCCACCCTCCTGCGGGCCTATGAGCGGGAGTGGCGAATCGACGCCGGCGCTTTGCATTACAAGTTTGAGCTCAAGCTGTGGGTGACCCGGCCGGAACACGCCATCCCTATGGGCTTGATGGAATCTTACACGGAGGTGGTATCTTAAAATGGCAGAAACGAAAGCAAAACCCAAAACTGTCCGCTGTCCCACGGAGCAGCTTTTGCGCAGCAAAGCACTGGCGGGATATCAGAAGGACTTTGCCTCGGTGCTGCTGCCGGGACCGGAGTATACCGTGGAGGAAGCCCGGAGCATCCTGGACCAATTTTTCAAAAAGGCAGGCGAGCGCTGATGGCGGGAGGAAACTGGAGCGCCCAGAACAAGGTCCGTCCGGGCGTGTATATCAATTTCAAAAGCGAAGGAGCGCCCCCTGTGAACCAGGGCGTGCGGGGGACGGTGGCGATTGCCAAGGCCCTGAGCTGGGGGGAGCCCGGCAAGGCAGTGGAAATCGCCGCCGGGGCGGATGTGACGCCCTATGTGGGCGTACCCCTCACGGACCCGGGCGCGCTCTTTCTGCGGGAGATGTTCAAGGGTACCAACGTCACAGGAGGGCCCGTCAAAGTCCTGCTGGTCCGGCTGGAGGCCGCCGGAGCGGTCAAGGCTGCGGGGACCATCGGTACGGGGGAAACCGCCGTCACGGTGACGGCCCGATATCCCGGCGTGCGGGGCAACGACACGCCGGATGTGGATGAGGCCGGCCGCTTCACGGTCTCCACTCTGGTGGGCGGGCAGATTGTGGACATGCAGCAGGTCCGGACGGCGGCAGAGCTGGCGGCCAACGGCTGGGTTACCTTCTCGCAAACGGGCACGCTCACCGCTACAGCGGGGGTGACCCTCACCGGGGGAGCCGACGGGACTGTGGAGCCCTCCGCCTACGCCGCCGCCCTGGAGGTCCTGGAGCCCTGCTCGTTCGATATCCTGGCCTATGACGGCACGGATAAGACGGTACAGGCGGCGATGATCACCTTTATCAGGCGTCTGGCCCGACAGGAGGGGAGGTACGCCCAGCTGGTGACCGCCGGGGCCGAGAGCGCCGGCAGCCCCTTTGTCATCAGCACCAACAGCGGTGTGGTGTTGGAGGACGGTACGCAGCTGACTGCCAACCAGGTAGTCTGGTGGCTGGCGGGAGCCCAGGCGGGGGCTCAGTACGCGGACAGCCTGACCTATGCCGCCTATCCCGGCGCGGCAGACGTGGAGCCCCGGCTGACCAACGACCGGATAGAAGAAGAGATTCTGTCCGGCAATCTCGTGTTGGTCCGGGAGTTTGACCGGGTGCGGATTGAGACCGATATCAACACCCTGACCACCTACACCCCTGATACCGGTCAGGTATTTCACAAAAACCTCACCATGCGGGTGTGCGGCAGTCTGGCCAACGACATTTACCGGGAGTTTTCCCTGAATTATCTGGGAAAGGTCAAGAACAACAGCCAGGGCAGAGGGCTGTTCCAGGCGGCGGTTCTGGGGTATCTGCGGACCATGTACGAGCGCGGCGCGCTGCGGGAGCGGCCCACCGGGGCCGACGTGACCGTGGAGCCCGGGGCGGCGGCGGACAGCATCGTGGTGACAGCGGCCCTCCAGATTGGGGACGCCGTAGAGAAGGTCTATCTGACCGTCGCCGTATCCTAAGGGAGGGAGCGTATGAGCTATTTATTGGAACGGGACACCCTAAACGGCGCGGCCGGCAAGGCGGTCCTCATCCGGGACGGCCAGGTTCAGGAGCTGTTTGGGGCCAAGAACGTCAAGACTCAGGCGGAGATTACCTCTTCCGACATGAAGGTGGTGGGCACCAAAAGGACCCAGCAGAAGCCGGGAGCGGTGAAGCAGACCGGCACCATGACGGTCTACTACGGCACCCCCCTGTTTTTGGAGATGATGGCGGAGTATGTCCGAAACGGGTCCATGCCCTACTTCAATTTGCAGACCACCAACGACGACCCCACCGCCACGGTGGGGGCCCAGGTGGTGGCCTATTACAACTGCAAGCTGACCGGAACGGTCCCCCTGTCCATCCTGGACGCGGAGGCGGACATGCTGACCATGGACCTGAGCTTCAGCTATGAGGATTTTGAGGTCCTGTCCAGCTTCCGCGCCCCTACAGAGACGGGTACATGAAAAAGGAGTGTTTGACATGAACTTGAGCGCATTTTTGAACCCGGCCCAGGAGGCGCTGCCCCAGGAGGTTGTGATCTCCCGCCGCTTCCGCCGGGAGGACGGGACGCCCGCCCCCTTTACCATCCGCCCCATCACCCAGATGGAGAACGACGAGCTGGTGCGCAAGTCCACCCGCCGCCTCAAGCAGAACGGGCAGCTTGTGGAGACACTGGACAAAACCGAGTATGGACGCCGGTTGGTGGTGGCGGCCACAGTGGAGCCGGATTTCTCCCACGAGGAATTGTGCAGGCGCTATGGGACCCTGGACCCCCTGGAGGTGCCCGGGCGGATGCTTCTGGTGGGAGAATTTGCCCGGCTGTCCGACGCCATTCTGAAGCTGTCCGGTCTGGACAGCGACGCGGAGGAAGAGGCAAAAAACTCCTAGACCGGGGGGACGCGGACACCTTGCTTGCCTACTACATGGCCGTCAACCACGGCTGGAGGCCCAGCCAGGTGGCCGGACTTCCCACCCGGGAAAAGATGTTGCTGACGCAGTTTGCGTGCAGAGAGATGCGGGCCCGCCAGCGGGCGAAGGAGGGGACGTAGATGGCGGCCATACGGGAGACGCTCACCCTTGCGGACCAGTTTTCCGCCACGCTAAACCGGTATCTCTCCCTCCTTCAGCGCTCGGCCTCCGCCGGTCGGGCGGCGGCGGACAGTCAGAAGGGCATGGAGACCGCCGCAAAAGGGGCGGGGGGCGCGCTGGAGCAGATGGCCCGCTCTGCGGAGGGCACCGCCCAGTCCATGGAGGACGCGGGGCGGCACACCCAGAGGCTGGTGGATTCCTGTGACCGGGTCTCCGCCGCCCAGGAGCGGGTCAACGGGAAAATGCGCCAGGGGGCGGGTGCTGCGGACAATCTGATGGGGAAAATTCTGGGGCTGGCGGGGGCCTATGTGAGCCTGCGCGGGGTGCAGGCGTTTGCCGGTCTGGCGGACGCCCACACCCAGACCGCCGCCCGGCTGGAGCGGATGAACGACGGACTCCAGACCACTGCGGAGCTTCAGGACCTGATTTACCGGTCCGCCCAGCGCTCCCGGGGAGACTACCAGGAAACGGCAGACATGGTGGGCAAGCTGGGGACCATGGCCGGGGAGGCCTTTTCCTCCAACCGGGAGCTGGTGGCCTTTGCCGAGCAGCTCAACAAGCAGTTCGCCCTGGCGGGAACCGGCGCCCAGGGCATACAGGCGGCTATGCTCCAGCTCACCCAGGCTATGAGCTCCGGCGTGCTGCGGGGGGAGGAATTGAACTCCGTCTTGGAGCAGGCCCCCACCATTGCCCAGACCATCGCCCGGCATATGGGCGTGACCGTGGGAGAAATGCGGGAGCTGGCCTCCCAGGGAAGGATTACCTCCCAGGTAGTCAAGGAGGCGCTGCTGGGGGCGGCGGCGGAGACCGACGCGGCCTTTGAGCGGGTGCCCCTGACCTTCTCCCAGGCGTGGACCATGGCGGGCAATGCCGCCGTCAAGTCCATGGAGCCCGCCCTGGAGCGGCTCAACGGCCTTCTGAACAGTGCGCTGGGACAGAGGGCCGTCAACGGCCTGATTGCGGGACTGGAGATGCTGGGCGGCGCGGCGGTGAGCGTCATTGACCTGCTGGCGGGCGGAGCCCAGTGGGTGGCGGACAACTGGGACCTGGTGTCTGCGGTGCTGCAATTCGCCGGAGGGGCTATGCTGGCCTTTGCGGCGGTTTCGGTGGCCTCGGCGCTGGCGTCGGCGGGGGCGTGGGCAATCGCGCACTTGCCGCTGCTCCTGCTCGCCGCTTTGATTGGCGCGGCGATTGTGGCCATGTACGCCGCGGGCATGACCAGCGAAGAGGTCGGCGCACACATCGGAGGGGTGCTCGGCGGGCTGTACGCTTTTGGCTATAACCTGGTTGCGGCGGGCTGGAATCTCATCGCCGCATTTGCCGAGTTTTTTGCCAATGTTTTCGATAACCCTGTGACCGCCATTGCCAACCTGTTCCTGGGGCTGTTTAATTTCATCATGGACGTGGTGAGCAACGCCGCCGGGGCCATTGACGCTTTGCTGGGGTCCAACATCTCCGGCGCGGTCCGGGGATTCCAAAACAATGTGAACGATTTTGTGAAGGGCATATTTGGGGAAAACGAGAACAAGGTGGAGCGCATGACCCCCATCCAGTACGAGGACGCCATCCGGGACTTCTCCCAGGCGGGGGCCGGTATGGGGCGGGCGCTGGACAATTTCCAGCTCAACGACATCCTCGGCGGCTTTACCGGCGGCGGGGGAGATTTTTCCGGTATGCTCAACGCCTCCAGCATCCCGGACAGCCTGGAGGCCATCAAGGGGGACACCGGAGCCATCAAACGCAGTGTCGCCCTGTCGGAAGAGGACAGGAAGCTCTTTGTGGACATGGCGGAGCGGCAGTATGTCAACAAGGTCAACCTCACCGCCCAGACCCCGGTCATCACCATCAACGGCCAGAACACCGGCGATACGGCGGAGGATTTGCAGTGGCTGGAGAACGCCTTGCAGCGGATTTTGCTGGAGCAGGCGGCCAGCCACACCGATTTGAGCTATCAATAGGGGGGAGCGGCATGGAAAACCGGTATGGACTCTATCTCTCCCGGGACGGGACGACCCTCCGCTTTCCGGTCAACCCGGAGAGCTACAAAATCAGCCGGGACAGCGACAACGGGACGTACAATGTGCTGGGCGTGGGACCCATCATGGTCCCCCGGACGCCTAAGCTCCAGGTGATTACCTGGTCCGGGCTTCTGCCCGGCCGGCCGGAGGGGGACGTGGTCACGGCGGGCCGTTTCCAGCCGCCGGAGTTCTACATCCGCTTTTTGAAGGCGGCCATGGACGAGCGGACTGCGGTGCGCTTTGTGGCCAACCGCTGCCTGGAGGACGGCGCGCCCCTCTTTGACACCAATTTGGAGGTGCTGGTGACCGCCTTCCATACCGAAGAGCGGGGCGGAGAGACCGGGGATTTTTATTATGAGCTTTATATCTTATCTGGTCA